GCATATCTACCTGTATATTGAACAGGCACAGTAACAAGCGGGGCCCCGAGAGCATTAGCAGCTGATCTAGATAAGTTTTGAATAGTTACTGGATCTGATCTACTAAAACTGCTGCCAACATTAGTAACAGCTAGTTTTACTATTGATCCGCCACTTGTAATACTAATCTTACCTCTACCACCAGAGCCTGAATCGCTGGTAATAGCAACAGTATCATTTCTCTGATGACCTGTACCACCGTCTAATATGATGACACTTTGTAAAGCACCGGCTTTAGACCTGACAACAGCTGTTATATCGCCAGCTGCGTTTTGAACAATTTCACCGTCTAAAAAAGTTCCTGATATATCAGTAACAAAAATCTCGAAAGAGTAAATACTATCATCAAATATAGCCTGTACTCTTTCTACTCTTGCTGTTGCACCTGATTCTTGTCCAGTAATCTGGCCGCTTAATTGATCTGGAGCTCCTACGTAAGGACCAGTGATTCGTATAGATGTCTCTTGCACCCAGCGTCCATCAGACGCTCTCAAAAGATCTTGACCTGGCGTGTAAAACTCTACTTCTTCATCGTATAAGATTCTGAAAAGCAGCTTGTATGAAGCTTCTGAACCTTTAGATCTGTACAGATCTTTTATTCTTTTATATACAAGATTTTTATTTGCAACTATGTTTTCAGGAAATTGAGATAATATTTCATTTTTAAAATAATTTAAAAATTCCTCAGCAGTTTCATCAATATCTTGATTAGTTAAAAGTTGCTTGGACTGGTTGGTTGCTTGCCCGGTAGTCTCCATCCATTCATAATAAGCTTTTATGAATGCTTGAAACTTGGGACCTTCTTCCGCGAGATATTCGGGAAGTAAATCTTCTACTAATAAGGAAGTTTTGTTATCTACAGCCATTAGTACACCGTTGTTAATACACCATCTTCAGCTATAGACGTAGTTACTCCTTCAGTATTAATAGACGATATTGTTGCTACAGTCTTCTTAAGTTTAGTATTAAATAAGTCAATTGAAGCGTCTTTAATAAGTAGTAACTGATTTCTCACCGGAGAGATATCTTCTTTATCTGGATCAGCTGTTATACGAACCTCTGCTCCATCATAGTCTGTAATTAATAAACTATTTAAAATAATTAAGCCTGTTGAATATGTAACTGTACCAGCTGTGCTGTTAAGATATGTTCTTTCTCCTGTTGTTGTTGGAGTATAAACACGTATATTACCTAAACCATCATCATCAAAATAACTATTACTATTTCCATCATAGGTAAATTTAGATGAAGATATATTAAATGGCTTAGTAGTATCTTCATAATTATGAATTTCATTATTAAATGGTATTCTGTAAGTAGTAGCTGCTGATGTATTTGGAGTAAATGTTTTCTCCATCATAGTATCAATCTGTATAGAGGTTATTGCGCTACTTACTGTGTAGATGTCGCGAGTTAATTCTGATTCAATATAATCTTGATCAAACAGTCCTATTTTATTTGTTTCATAGTTAATAATAGCATTAGAAATAGCATCGTTTAATTGACCAGACGTCAATGATGTTAACTCTGGATTATATTTTACTGTTAACGCAGGCTTAACATACAGATATGAAGGGTCGACAACCTCTGGTTCGATTGTTAATACGCTTTTTTCTAAAAGATAATCTTTTATTCTTCTCTTTCTATCATCAGCTAATAATAGTGCTTCTCGTGGTTTAAGAGAAATATAAACTTTACCGTATATTGGTGGGTTATTATCTTCACCACCCCACACAGAAACCGCTTGAATATCGGTAAAAAAGTTTGTTATTAGTGCTTGATAATCTTTACGTGTAACAGCGCGATTTTGAGTTTGATAGTTTTTAGGAGCGTTAAACTTTATCGATTGTATAGTTTCTCGAGAGCCACCAGACTGTGCAGCTGATACCGTATTAACAGCTATTGTTGAATAACCATCTATAGTATCTACCGCAGTAAATATACTAGCCCCTCTAGTAGCTTCTCCGTTACATACACGATAATCAATATTGATAACTTGACCGTCATTCAGCTGACGGCCTAAAATATTATCTCCAAACTTTAATTCATACTTACCATCAATATTTTCATCAATAAAATATACATAGGAATCACCAGTAACGTTTGTTAAATCTGATCCTTCAGTATACGTTATAACGCTACTATCTTCAGCTGATTCCTGAACAGTAACAACTAAACTATCTAGATCTACGTTTTCATTAGGTATTACATATTTAACTGGATTTACTGTGCTAACAGTATATTTGTGAGTTAAGGGTCGACCCTCTACTAAGTCGATATTAGTACTAAAAATGCCCTGAGAATCAGCGTTAATTACTTTAGCTTCTGGATTTACAAAAATATAATTAACACCGTCAATAGCAGCTCTAAACTTTTTATTCTTGTCTATAGTTATACTGCTAGGCGAATCTGTTGGTGTAATAACAAGCTGAACGGTAGCAGCTGTTCCTCTCGCACTACGCGGCGTATATCCGAGCATTTTAGCTCTTGAAACAACGTTGTTGCGCAATTGAGCAGAATCTAAGAAGCTTTCATTAGCTACCATATTAAGATAATAGCTATTCATATATGTATTATATGCAAGTAGATTTAACAGAATTTGCATAGTAGAAGATTCATAATCATAATCTTCCAGCTCGGTCTGATTCTGTAAAAACGTTTTTAAGTTGTCTTTAATACCATCAAAGTTTATGCTTGATAGCTGAAGTGCGTTATTAGCTGCCATTTATCTTGTTCTCTGTATTACAACTTCTAATTCGGTTGGTTCTGCTTGATTAACTACACGAAAGCGAATAGTAACATAAAGCTCATTTTGATCAAAGTTAGCTCTTACAATAGTATCTTCAACTATAGCTCTAGGTTCATAATTACTGATTGCCTCTTCAATATCTGCTTTTAATGTTGCTTCTTCTATAGGGTCAAAGTTTTCAAATAAACGATTGTAGATATTACAACCATATAAAGGCTCATAAGGACGCTCAAAGCGACTAGTTAATATTAAATTTTTGATAGCACGTTTAACTGCCTCTTCATTTTTGAAGACAGGTGGTTTCTTATTAACTGGATGAGCAGTCATAGTGACTCCTAAGTCACTAAACGCTACCTCATTAGTTATTGGATTTACAGCACCTGACGCCCGAGCCATATTTATTTCCTATTCTTTACGTTTATTTATCATTATTTTTTTTATCTTGAATCTCTTGTCTACGAATTTTAGTTAATTTACCTATTTCAGATAAAGCTTTTCGTGCTCTAGTACCAGCAGCTTTATTTCCGCTTTCAAACTTTTCGTTTTCTGTTAAATAAGTTTCATATAAAGAAATAATTGTTTCATGTGTCATATTATTTACCCCGCGTTAACGTTACCTGATCCAGACGCAACAGCTGAGCCGCATGCAACTGGGTCGCCAATTCTTCCTACAGCTTTTCCATTAGCTTTAACTGTACCACTACCACCAGACAAAGTAGATCCATGTGGCGGTGCTGGAGATGGAGAGCCGTGTGGTTCCCAAGCGTCACCTTCTCTATGTACAGGCTTGCCGTTCACAAATACATTCCCGCTCCCTCCAGTAGAAGCTCTTGGCGGAAATGATCCGTGACCTGTACATTGATCTCCTTTTCTAGTTACTGGTGGCATAATAATCTCCCTAAGGTGCGATATATCCTGGGTCTGTTGGTAAGTATCCTGTATTAGCAGATAAGACAGGATAGTTTTGTGCTTCAATGTATGTATTAGCATCAACTAACACACCATCTACTTTAAATGAAAGACCATATTCTGCTGTATAGTCTCGTATAAACTGATCTCTATCTGAGTTATAATTATTTACTACTTTTATAGCCATAGCAGTGTTCGCAGTAAAGTCACCATCTGGGTCATCATCAGGCTTAGCACTTACAGTAAAATTAACAACATATTCACCAGCTTTAGCTGACCCCCATGTACCAAAATTAGAACCATCTTTAGCTATTACAAAATCAGCTGGTTTTTCGTATTCTGTACCATCCCAGTCTACCCATGAATCTAATTCTTCTACTACACCTGATATTTGTCCCCCGGTAGATAAAGTTAAACCATTTGGCAGCTGCCCACCTGATACCCAAAACTCTAATGTAGCAGTATTACTAAACGCAGCATGAGCACTCACATCATGTTCAAAGTTAAATAGCTCTCTTGGATTGACAGATGTTGGATCACCTACAAATTCATTTTCTAAATTTGCTGTAGGAACAGACCATGTAATCGAATCAGTTGGTAAGTAAGGGTAAGGCATTCTAATCTCTAGTTCAGATCAATTGTAGAACCGGTAATAGTAACAGATCCGCCTGCAGCCATCGTTTTAGAACCGCTTATATTTTCAGTAGCGCTTCCGCCAATTGAGGTTGTTTGATCAGCACTAAAGTTTTCAGTAACAGCCCCTGTTACATTTTCTGTTTTGGTAGATTCATATGTTTGTGTTACAGTACCGGTTACTTTTTCTTCCAAATTACCTGTAATATTTCTTGTTACATTACCTATTATATTCTCAGTTAAATTACCTAATATATGTGTAGTGACATCACTATCAACAGTTAGATTTACACTACCTGCTATATGAACATAATCATCTCCAGCGATTAGTTGATACCTATCACTAACTATTTTTACTACTTTAACTCCATCTGTACCAGTTTCTTCATAACCACCAGCTGGGTAATATATTACATGGCGACCAGCTGCTTCACCTTCTGGATCGCCGCTGACTATTTGAGTGATGACACCGCCTTCTGAATTATGTGTTTGAACAAAAGGATACGTAGCGTCTTTTGCTTCCTCTGGCTCTGACCACTTTACATCATTAACCGGATCTACTATTACATCCTTTGATAAAGGATCTTCTAGAGCTTCTCCTCTACTAGTTGATTGAGAAGGTGGTAAGTTATTAACAGCAGCATTATCTTTACCAAACTCTACACCAGCTGTCTCTCCTCTACCGAGTGCTGGTATATCTGACTCGCCAGGTGAGTTAAATTTATAACCAGGTATATGACCCATTACCATAGGTCGTTGAGCTTTTTCACCGTCTAGGAAAAAACCAAATACCCATGTATCGTTTGGCAAACCGCTAGGTGTTGTGGGCAGTGTAGTAACAGGCTGTATAGTCTGAGCCCAGGGTAGCTGCTCAGTAGTAATAGCATCTGGATGCCAGCCAAAACATCTTACTCTCACTCTACCAATATACAGAGGATCTTTTCTATCCTCTACTTTACCTATAAACCAGGTAAAATTTTGTCCTAAAAATTCTTTATCAAAATTCATTTTATATCCTATTATGCAGTGGGTACTGGCTCTTTGTCCATAGACTGCTTAACACCCTGAATTGTTGTATAATAATCACCAGTTGTTTGTTTATAGTTATGCAATACTGCAGTTACTAAAAACTTTGAATTCTCTTGTCCAAACATTTTTAAATACTTAGTTGCATCGTCTGTTTGAAGAGGTGAGTTTTGAGGTATAAAAATATCTATTACATCACCGCACTTGGCGTTTGAATTACCAGGTACTGTTATATTAATAGAGTATTGATGTAAACTTTGTAAAAGCGCTACACCATTATGATACCACTTCCATCTTTTACTACTATGAAATCTATGCGGGTCAGTTGCTTCTGATATACGATCGCCAAATGTTTGTGAGTTGGGAGTCTCTTCGTCATCATTCCAATCAGCAGCTACCATTCTAGTATGTGCAATACCTGGCTTACCAGCATAAAATCCTGGTTGAGGTAGTATTCTTTGACCGCCACCAGGACCTTCAAAATTATCTAATTTATCGAAATCATCAATATATTTAAATTTAAAAACTTCATATTTTTTCATTAAAGGATCGATATAAGCAACTTGTGTGTCTATCATACCACCTACAACACCTTTTAATATATCAAATGTCTCATCAAAAGATAAAGCTGCGATAATTTGATACTGCTTGATACCCCCTTTGTCCCTGGCGAGATCTTTGTCTCCCGCGGGGTCCGCAAAGTAATAAGTCTCTACTGGACCTTCACTCAGTAACTTAGCAATTGACTTAAATTTAAAACCAATATGATCTTCATAAAATAAATAATATGAGGAATCAGGAAACTCTTCTGATTGTGCTTCAGTTGCTACCATGTTGATAAATTCAATAGGATGTTGTCCGGCACTAGTAAAAGTAAGCTTGTTAATTGTAGGCTCCGCTTCTATTGCTTTACCTGGAATATACGTACCATGTACAGCACTTGCTACTTCATGAGCTTTTAAACCAATATATGCTTCTTCTACTTCAGTAAATAAATTAGCAAATAGCTCAGGAGATGCACCGTGCAACACATACATGTGCTCTCTTTCTTTTGAAATAGTACGCTTAGAAAGTTTATATGATCTAAAAGTTAAATTAACCTTTTCAGCTGACGGGTCGGTTTGAAACTCAATAGTAAACGTCTCATCACCAACAATAGGGAATGCCTCAGGCAAGCCTTGAGTATCAACAATTAAAAGATCTGCTTTTAATGTACTGCTAAACATGTCTTCATAAACATTAAATTCAGCAACTATATTTTTTATATCGGCTATTTCACCAAGATGATTGGTAAGTACAACACTGTAAAGTATTGCACCAGGCCTCCAATTTTCTGTCATCTATTAAAAACCTCTTGAGCTTGACCAACTAACTCAATCACATAGCGTTCATCAAGTAATTTAATTTCTCTTTTAGCATCGTTAATACGTTGTTCATATTCATAACAATAGACTGTTCTTCTCTCAGCTATATCTAAACTGTTGTAAGTATCTAGATCGATTTCAATATATATTTCAGGCACAACTGTACCGTCAAAGTTTACTGATTGTTCCTGAAGTATTTGCTCATAATGATGAATAGTGCTTGATGCAAGTCTAACACTACCATACTTGTCTGTCAAATAATTTTCAAAGCTTCTTCTATCTAACGGCCAATCAAATTGAGGATCTATATATTGATTAGTTAAAAATATAACCCAATCTAAAGATGCGTCACCATAATACTTAAAAGCAATAGCATCTGCTCTCTCACCTTCTGGTACATTATAGTTGTAAAAAACTGCTTTCTTTCTTCTCACTAAATCTTGAATTTTCATACTTGCAGTGATATTAGGAACAGTAATTTTCTTACCATTCTTTTTAATATCATAATCTACAGTTGGAAAGTTTTTAAAGAAATAATTCATTATCTACCCTCTATTAATATTTCAGATTTAGTAGTAATAGCAACTTCTTGAAACGTCATAGACATTGTTACACTAAACGGGGCATTAGTATCTTCGAAATGATAAGCAGCTCCTTCGCCACCATAACCCACTTCAAAGTTAGTAAGTACTGAGGTGCCGATATCAAAAAGATAATTACCACCTACAATATCAATATCCCATTGCTCCGGATAGTCGAAAAAATGCCCGGCTGCTTTATATGCTGGTGACATATGAAATTTAAATGCTCTAATTATTCCTCTAAGTGCACTAGACTCGCCTGCATTTCTCGCTGTAAATTTATATGAAAAAGTGTGTGACCTAAAATTAGTACCTGTAAACAGAGTAGCTAGATGTGGGTTTCGTGCGACGCCAGCTCCTGCCATAGCACCTTTTACAGCTTGTGCTGCGACAGCACCAGACGCAGCTCCTGTTGCACCGCCAATACTACCAGCTACTGCACCGATTGCAGGGTCTGAGGCAGAGGATGCTAAATTAAGAAGCGCACCTTTAACATCAGCTCCATTATTATTTTCAAACTTATCCACCAGTCGCTGAGCTACTCCTTGCATACCACCACCGCCTTGAGCAACATCTGCTGCAATCTTTCCTATAGGTCCAATACCTTCTACAGCATACTGAGCATTGTATGTAGTAGAAAGATTACCTGGTAACGGTAAAGCTACTGTTGCTACTGTGGCTGAGAGGGGTGCTGATGATCTAGTTAACTGAAAGTCTTTTAACGCCCTAAATAGAATAAAGTTTTGGCCATGCCCTCTTAGATCAGACGGAAAGGTTAATCCTCCGCCGCCTCCAAAAGCAAAAGATGCTAGGCTTGCAAGGGCGCCACCAGCGCTGGCAGAAATACTAATAGATAAAGGCATTTAATTTTCTCGTTATGACGTATAAAGGTAAATTTAGACCGAAGTTTCCTAGTAAATATTTAGGCGATCCTACGAACATTATCTATCGAAGTTCTTGGGAGCGTCAATGTATGATATATTTTGATAATAATCCTAATATAGTTAACTGGGGCTCGGAAGAAATAGTTATACCATACAAGTCTCCATTAGATGGAAGGTATCACAGATATTTTGTAGATTTCATAGTCAAAGCAAAAAAGACTGATGGTACTATCGGTGTTACTTTAGTAGAAGTAAAACCCTTTAAACAAACTCAGCCGCCAATAGTTCAAAAACGAAAAACACGTCGCTATCTTAATGAGGTTACTACTTATTTAGTTAACGAAGCTAAATGGAAAGCCACACAAGAATATTGCAAAGATAAAAGATGGGATTTTCAAATCATAACGGAAAAAGAACTTGGCCGAAAGTAAGATAAATAATAAGAAATTATCTTGAGGACTACAAGTGGTAGCTTACGTATTTGATAGATTGTTAACAAGAGGTGTGCAGGCTAATCAATTACCTGGTCGTACCCGTGCAGCTAGAGAATGGTATCGTAATGAAGCTGAGCAAATTACTGTTACCCCAACAAAGTTAATTCGTGAAAGCGGATCAAAAATTGTCAGAGGATATGAGATAGGTGAAATGATGTTATTTAATTATGACCCTAAGCTCAAACAACAATTACCATACTATGATACATTTCCATTAGTTTTCCCAATCGAACCGAGAGACAACGGCTTCTTAGGGATAAACTTACATTATCTACCGTTACGTCAAAGAGCTAAACTAATGGACGCTTTATACTCTTTGAGAAGCAATAATAGATATGATGAGAAAACTAAACTCAATATAAGCTATAAAATTTTAAAAGCTTCTTCAAGATATAAATTATTTAAGCCCTGTGTGAAACATTATTTAAATAAACAGATAAAATCAAGACGAATTAAGATAGACTCAGTAGAATGGGACATGGCATTATTTTTACCGCTGCAAAGATTTCAGAAAGCAAGCGCTGGCCGTGTTTATTCAGACAGTCTTAGGATGGCAAGTTAATGGCATTTAGCGTATCAGAATTTAGTGGACAAATTAACAATAGAGCGGTTGCAAAACAACATAGCTTTGATTCTCTTATTACGTTCCCAGCTCGAATGGCAATTCCGGCCGGCGGAGGAGCAGCTATTAGCGAATTACGTTTTAGAGTAGACTCAGCCGAGATACCAGGACGCTCTATTCAGACTATTCAAAATAAGCCTTATAATACTGGTCTTACTCACAAAATTGGTTATGATGTAACTTATCCAGAAGTTACAATGTCTATAACTTGTGGTTCTGATCTAGCAGAAAAGAGTTTATTCACCGCATGGCAAAGTTTAATTATAGGTAAACATAATACTAACCAACCATATCAAAGAAATATGCGTATCGGCTATTATAAAGATTATGTTTCAACTGTAGAAATAAATCAGTACAACGAAGCCGGGTCAGTCTCTCATAGTGTAACTTTAGTAGACGCATATCCTGTAACAGTTAACTCAATGCCTTTGAGCTGGGCAAGTGAAGAAGTTCATAGAGTTACTGTTCAATTTGCGTATTTACATTTTATTGAAAATAATATACCTGCGTCGTCAAGTTCAACTGCTCCATTTATTAATGATCTTGGCCAGTCTGTGAGAAATGGTATATTAGGATTTGCTACTAACTTAGCGCTAGGAGCAGTAAATAGATCAGTGAATAGAGCAACAAACGGAGCAGTAAGTATTGGCTCACAAGGCATTGGTATTAGAGTAGGTTTTGGTTTTTAATTTTATATAAATGGAGGCATTATGGCTTTACCACAAATCGCGGCACCTGAATTTGAAGCGACAATTCCATCAACCGGTCAGAATATATTTTTCAGACCATTTTTAGTTAAAGAAGAGAAAGCTCTCTATATGGCAATGGAGGGTGGAGAACAAGGGGAAATAATTAACGCAGTTGTTAATGTATTATCAGCTTGTATTAAAGATGATATTGATGTTAATACATTATCTTATTTTGATATTGAATATTTGTTTTTAAAGCTACGTGCTAAATCAGTAGGTGATGTAGTTACTTTAAGATTTAGGCATGGCGGTGAAGATCCTGAATGCAGGCATGTTCAAGAAATTAACATAGACTTGGACAAAGTTGAATTAGAAAGATATGATGATCATACTGATAAAGTTATGATTACTGAAGATGTTGGGGTAAAACTTAAATATCCTAATCTTGATTCAGCTAGACAATTAGGTGGTTTAAACACAAATAATTTAGATGACGTATTTACTTTTTTAACTGATTCTGTTGAGTATATTTTTGACAAAGAAACTGTATATGAAGATAATACAAAAAGTGATATTAAGGACTGGTTAGAGAATTTAAATCAAAACCAATTTGAAAAAATTATGTCATTCTTTAATACTATGCCAAAGCTTGTTAAAGAACTTTCATATACTTGTGATGCATGTGGAAAGGAAGAGAGTATTAAGATAGAAGGACTTCAAGGTTTTTTCGGTTAAGCCTCGGTCATGATAGCCTGGCTAACCTTTATTATGTTAACTTTGCGTTAATGCAACACCACAAATATTCATTAACCGAGTTAGAAGAAATGATACCATTTGAAAGAGATATCTATCTAAATATGTTAATACAACACTTAGATCAAGAACGAGAACGGTTAGCAAAAAATGGCTGAGGCAACATTACCAAACGTCAACCCAGACGGTAAAAAAATAGTAGACGATACTGAGAAAGTAAAAGAGCACGTCTCTGATATCTCTTCTCATACCAAAGAGTCTATTGTTAATGAAATAAATGGTCTGGAAAGATTAAAGACTATTGGTAATTTATTGAATGATATCCAAGCTTCTTTATCAGAAATGCTTATGTTTTTTCAAGGAAGAGCTGATATTGAAGATGCTAATCGTCGGTTTGATCAAGCACAAGATGCAGAAGACCGTGCTGAAAGACAGCGTGCTGGAGCAGGTAAATCTTCTGGCCAAGCAAAACCAGTAGCAATTGCTAAAACTGATTTACCAGGATTAGGCGGAATTTTAGGAATCCCCGCGCTTGCTGCTATTGTTACAAGTATATTTGGTTCAGATGAATATATGCGTATACCAGCATATCTAACTGCTCTTGGTCAATCGATTCGACTCTTTACTAAAAACTTAATGAATCTTCCAAGAAGATTTGCTGCATTAAGTACTTTATGGGAGAGAGGAACTAAAACTTTTTCAACGTTTATGGGTAGATTGTTTACAGGTGGGTTTTTTAAACCTCTCGTAACGTCTATGAGTCAAAGTATATCTGGTTTTATTAAAAGTTTTACTAACCAGTTTAGAGTTGCATTTGATCCTAAAGCTGGTGTATGGCGCAACTTAACTACTGGGCGCTTTATGCAAGCACCAAATGCATTTGTACAAACTATAGTTAGAATAAAAGATTGGTTCGTTAGCATTGGTAAAATGTTTGCTCCTGTAGGAAAATTATTTGCAAATATCACTAAAGGGGTAGGAGGCTTTTTAGCAGCGATCGGTAAATTTTTAGCTCCAGTTAAAAGCCTGGCTACTGGTATGCTTCGTTTACTAGGAAAGCTTGCTCTACCTATCACTCTAATATTTGCAGTTATAGATGGTATAACCGGCTTTGTTAAAGAATTTGCTCGAACAGGATCAGTACTAGAAGGTCTCAAAGGAGCGTTTACCGGTATTGTCGAAGGCTTTGTTAATACATTAATAGATTTTGTAGGTGGAGCTATATCTTGGCTTTTAAGTAAGTTGGGGTTAGATTCTCTTGCAGGATTTGTAGACCGGCTAACAGAAGATTTTACTAACTCTGTATCTCAAGTAGCTAACGGTGTTGGGGATTTTATAGTTGGTATATTCCAATTCGATGGTAAGAAAGTTCTCGCAGGACTCGGAGATGTGTTTCAAGGCACATTAGGTTTCTTTGCAAACATATTAGCTGCTCCTATCGATGCTGCAGTTGCATTTTTAAATGATATATTTGAATTTAGAGATGAAGATGCACCACCATTCAGTCTTGTGGATTTAGTTACAGAAAAGTTAGGACAGGTCTGGGAATGGTTAGGTGAATTGTTTGATCCTCAAGCAATATTAAGAGCACTTCTACCTGAAGTAGGCTCTGCTGCATCTAAGTTAGTACCTGATGCATTGTATAGACAAGCTGGAATTAATCCAGAAACTGGTGAAATAGAAACCGAACAGCAAAGAGTAACAAGAGAATCTCAGGCCACGATGGATGATGCTCAAGAGCAAATTAATATGCTTGAAGAGTCTAGAAGTAGATTGACAGAAGGGCATGACCAAAATATTGATCGGATAGAGAAAACTATTGAACTTCTGAAACAGCAAAGAGAGACAGCTCCTGAGACTGGAGGGTTTTTTACTACAACAAAAAGTGATATAGATGAAAAGATTGCTGATAGGGAAAGGGAGTTAGAGGTTGTACGAGGTACCAGACAACAAGTAGTAAGTAACTTAGACGAGAGAATAGCTGAACAACAAAATATAAGAAGATCAGCTGCTAATAGAATAACTGGTTTCGGTGATGTACCTCAAGGTAACGGTCAACCAACTGTTAGAGTAATGACCAACGACGGGCTTAAAGATCTAACTGCAGAACAAGTTAGACAAGGCAGAGAAGACGGTACAATTAAACGTAGCTTAGCTAGTGAAGCACTTCTAGAGCTTGGAGACCAAAGACAGCAAAGTGAAGCAGCAGGTAGTACTCAAAGCACACCATTTGATAGTTTACAAGCTGGTGATTATATTACTGAAGATATGTTAGAATATTTGCCTGAAGATGTTATGGGTGGTAATTTAGAGCCAGAGCATATAGAATTCATGAAAAGAGAATTCATAAAACGAGTACCATCTGTAAGTGTTGGTAGTAGAGAACTATCTACAGCACAAATTATTAGTACGGTTGAGGATGCTCTTTCTAATGTACCAGGAGAAAAGAGAGGAATGGATCTCGGTACTACTGATACTTCTGTCAAAGCAGATGGTAAGAGAGGAATGGATCTCGGTACTACTGATACTTCTGTCAAAGCAGATGGTAAGAGAGGAATGGAAATTCCCGGTCAAAGCCAAGCTGTACAAGTACCTTCAGAAGAAAGTTCTGATTCAATAATGGATTCTTTACGAGCTGCTATGCTTCAAAGAGAATCTAGTGGTGATTATACAGATTATAATGTATACGGTTACCAAGGCGGTTATCAATTTGGAGCTGCTGCTTTAGAAACAATTGGGTATCTAAAAGAAGGCGCTTCAAAGAGGGGTAACAGCGCAATGAAGAACCCAGAGAACTGGACAGGTAAAAACGGTATTAAAAGTCTTCAAGACTGGCTTGGTGCACCAATGGTGCAAGATATGGCGTTCAATGAACTAGCTGCCTTTAATGAGAAAGAGCTAAGACGTTTAGGTGTTATTGATGAAAATACACCACCAGAACAAGTTGCTGGTTATCTTGCTGCTGCTCATTTATTAGGACCAGGCGGGGTAGCAGAGCAAGGCCTTGGTGGTAAAGATGCTTTCGGGACTTCAGGTCAAGAATATTATGATCTCGGTGTTGCAGCTGCAAGCGGGGCCCAACCTAGTGCAGACTCTGCTCCGATGCGAATTCGTATTACAGAAGGTACTGAAATTGCACCTCCAGCTGCTGCACCTAGCGCGACTGCTGCGCAAGACAGTACATTTAAATTAGCCGGTATGGACTTTTCTGGTCAGATGGGCTTTACTGAAATGTATGATAAGTTTTATGGTGGTGATGGTAATTTGTTTAGTAGTGAAGGTCTTTTTTCTAGAAACCCTCTTTCAGGAAAATCTTTTGAAGAGGCGTTTGCGTTAACTACAGGACGTAGCATTCAAGAAGTGGATGCCGCTAAAGAAGAAATATACAGACGATATCAAGGCCCTGATGACTTTAGTTTAATGGGCAAAGCTGTAAATAACGGTTCTACATCTGTTGCAGCTGCAAGAGAGGATAGAATGGGCGGCAGTGCTGCAGTTGTATCAGCACCAACAGATAATAGTACAAACGTAACTAATATATCTAATCAGACACATGTCAATTCTGCCAGCCCGAGAGCAACTGAACCTACTATAATGTCTACAATCAATTGTGGATATGGAACTTCTTTCGGATAATCAAAAAGGGGGCCTTCCTAGGTGCCCCCTTTTCTATCTGTTTGTTTCGAAGTACAGCACCCGGCTAGCTTTCCATTCGGTACTAGCGACTCACCGACCATACATGAGCTGCAGACTCATGCATGGATTTTTAGTCGTCAGCTGCTAACTTTTCAAAGAAAGACATGCTGTCGTCATCATCGTCATCAGTACTAGATGCAAATGAAGGTGCAGGAGCAGCTTTTTGAGCTGGTGCACTCTCAATTTCAATTTCATCTGCTTTAGTTGTGCTACCAGATGAACCATCAAGACCAAGTACACGATTTAGTTTAGCTTTAAGCTCATCATAAGACTTAAAGTTTTTAGGATCAAGAAACTCTTGTAGAGAGTTTTCTGACTTCCAGATCTTCTCAAGTTCACCATCATCATCAAGAAGAGCAGAAGGAGAATCAAACTCAGACTTATCGTAGTTACGATAACCTTCTACGTTACGAATCTTTAACTTAAAGTTCGCACCCTCCCAAAGATCAAAAGGATTCATTGGCTTTTCATCTTCAAATTCTGGATTCATAGCTTCATTGAGCTTGTCAAAGATCTTTTTACCAAACTTATAAAGGAATACTTTTCCTTCATTAGCTGGATTAGATGGATCTTTTACTACGTAAATATTAGCGTAGTAGTTTAGACGACGCTTCTGCTTACGTACAAGATCCTTATTAGACTCAATACCTGAATTCCACAACATTGAGTTATGTTCAGATACAGGATCTTTCTTATTAATAGTAGTTAGAGACTCTTCAATATACCAGCCACCTGGTCCTTGAAAGCCATGATTAAAGATGCGCACCCAAGGAAGATCTTCACCTTCTGGTGCAGGTAGAAAACGAATAACAGCATAGCCGTTACCAGCTTTATCTACTTCAGGTTTCCACCAGCGATCATCAACCGCAGGGCCGCTACCATCATTAGTATTAAGCTTATTAGTTTCTGAGATGAGTGCTTCGAGTGAAGACTTACGAGCCGATTTAAGCTCAGCGAAAGAACTAGTCATATATTTCTCCGTATGCGATGTATAGTTTCTTATCCACAATAATCATAACAACATGTATATTTAGCTAGTAAATACACTTTTCATAATCTTTCTGTAAGCTTGTAGGTCAACTTGCAAGAAAGGTTTATACTTGTTAGATTTATCTCTAACTGTATAATACATTATATCATCTTTTAGATGAGAGTTCCACTGTTTTGTGAAATTTAATATCCCATCCATGATAGTAAATGTTTCAAGGCTAATATGGCCACCAAGTTGCCAACCAAGTAAACGAGGATGATTGGACCCCAAAACTCTAAAAAATTCATCAAACGTGATATCTTTGTATTCGATTTCATTTTGTATTTTCTCACATTCCGTTTTAAAGGTATACTTTAAACTTTCAATACGTTTACGCCATTCTAAATATTTTTTTTCGCTTTCAGATCCAACAAGAGAACCAGACCAGCTACTATCATTGTCGAGAAAATTTGCGACAAAGAAATAGACGAGCTCGTTATTGCGATAATTTCGCTCCAGTTTAGCGAAGAAAAATTTATCACGTCTTTTGAGGAAACTATCATTTGATACTTTCAGCTTTCCATTATATTTAAAATAATCATAATCAGTATTGAAGTGATTTCTGATCGCTAGATAAGTTTTATAAGCGTTCAATCCTTCATACACATTATTCATTACACAGGCAACTTAGCAGATTTCTCTTTTAAACAATTCATATCTGAAGCTTCAGCTTCTATTTTTTTCTTAATAATAGTGTTAATTAACTTAGCACCAGTCTCTATTTCTATTTCATTTTTCTCACAATACCATAGTACAGCATCAAAATAAGTTATTCTTTTTTCTTTTACTACCTGCTCGATCTTCATCGAAAAGGCTTGAGTGTTCATTATTTCAACCATCTTTACGCTCGATATCCTCCTCTATACATTTTTCTCCATATTGTATCTCTACAATATGAGCAGGGGTAGAACCTATATTAGTAGTCTTATGCCACACCCCTGCAGGAATAACATATTGAGTATGTTCTGATAGCATTTGTATTTGCCATTCTTTATTTGGAAATACTAAACTAATTTCAATATCACCTTCTAAAACATACCAGAATTCTGATCTATATAAATGTTTCTGATTACTTAAACTACAACCTGGATTAATAACAAGCTCTTTTACTTTTTGGCCTATACGAGGCTGCTTGTCATCTAATACTCTCCAATAACCCCAGTCACGCTCTGTCTTTTGAGTTTTCCATTCATCTAATATCCAACTAGATGAATTCTTCTTATTACTACCGCCAACATCATGTACAAAATCAACCCAGGGCATTTGACCGTAAGTTTTAAACTCAGGTGTGTTGTTTTGATTTCTATCACCACCGTTAGCGAATATCACTTTATCTCCTGATGGTATTTTTGATAGTAGCCTGTAAATAGCATTACAAGCTGAATCGTCATTATCATTAAAAGAAATAATCCTATCTACACATTTTAGCTCTTGAATAATAGCTTTACGTTCTTCAAAAGGTAAAAAAGGTCGTCCCTTCTTTCTAGTTAACCATTCGTCTGAATTTAAACCAACAGTTAAAGTATTACCTAATTGCTTAGCAGCTTTAAAATAATCTATATGACCAGAATGAAGAGGATCAAATCCTCCAGTCACTAAAACATGTCGCATTACTTCTGCCTATAAAAAATATGAGAACCTACTCTTGTAACTCGAGTAAACTGATTAGACCATTCCGGTGATACATAATTAGCATGATAATGAGTAGCGCCTTCTGTAATACCGATGTAAGATTCGGCAAGATAGATCTCTTTAGCTACGGCTAGTGATCTTTCCCACGCTTCATAATTTTTAGGATTATCAGATTTACCATCACACCACCAGCTAAACTGACACTTATGTCGGATAGGGTTACCGTTTGAATCATAATAGCCTTGCTTAACTACTTTACAAACTGTATTAGGATAGTTAGAACTTTTAACTCTGTTAAGTACTACATCAGAAACTGCTACGGCGTCTGCTAAAGATACAGCATGAGTCTCAAAATATATGTTAAGAGCTAAGCATTCAACCTCAGCAGCTATTTGTCTATTATACTCTTCACTTGCAAGATCTATATTGTTTTTTGCAAGTAAAGAAGATGATCCAATAGCTATCGAAATAGCTAAAGCAATAGTTAAAACTTTATTCATTTGTATCTCCTGCTCATCATACCATATTATTATAGTATGACCCTCTACAAATGGCAACTAAAAAAGGGGGCGTACCCCCTTCTTTAAATGGTTATGTATTTATATTAGAATGAGAATGTAGCACCTACAACAATATCATTCATTTCATCTTTTTCTAGATCATAACCTGTCTTAGCATATATTTCTACTTGTTCCATCATCATTTTAGAAATTTCAAAATCTAGAGTAGGGTTCTTATCACCTAGAACAAATTCTTCATTGTAAATGGCAATATCACTTGATGCTGTCAAGTCTAGATTCCACATTGTGTAGTTTAGCTCTGGTGTTGTTGTTAGAGTTAATACTTCTGATTCTGTATTATATTCTGTTGTTGTCTCTATACCCCAGCTTATACCAGTGGCACCAATCTCATTTGCAAAAAGAGAGCTAGCAGTTAATGTTGTTGCGACTGCTAAAGGTAAAACATATTTCATTTATTTTCTTTCTTTGTTGTTACTTAAAGAGGGAGGGACCGAAGTCCCTCTTCTGTTTCCAAGCCACCTCAACGGCTCATAGGATTATGCTGCTAGAGCAAATTCCTGAGGTGCAAAGTTATCGTTTGCATTTGTAGTGATTGACCAATAACGCAGTCATCCGGTTAACTCCACTTCACTTTCACACCTGTCGATCCTATTTCGACCCCATCATAAACACACTCAGCAAATGTACTTATGGTGGAGTCGCCGGGTACCGCCCCCGGGTCCAGTATGTGTCCACGTTGCTTCAACGTTAACAATTTTATTTATTTTTTTATAGCTTTATTTTTGTAACTATAGAAAAATAAATTAGATGTATGGTATTTTTACCATACTATGCAATCAAATCGTAAATAGCTCTCCAGTTCTTTACGATTGTTACATCTTTATTATTATGGTTCATATTATGTTTATGTTCCATAAGATAAGTTTGAAGACCAAGTCGAGCACCTAAATCTGCATTCTCAGGCTTATCTTCAATCCAAATCATTCCTGAGTCTTTATAGGGCGCTAGAGCTTCATCTTTATCAGCTCCAGTATCAAGACAAACAACTTCATCAATGGCTGTACCAAATAACTTAAATAGATTCTTTTGTCTTAAACGTCCAGCGTGTTTATTGAGACTCAATGAAGTAATGACACGAAATATAAAACCATGTTCTTCATGTAGACGTCTGATATAATGCATAGCATCACGCAGAGGAGGTAAGAAGCCAATAGCAGCTGATTCGTTAAATGCACGTACAAGAAGATCTTTTTCTTTCTTCTCTAGTCCGTAGCGAGCCTCTACATCGTAATGGTCCCGAGTTAAAGGTGTGTAGCCTTTCTCTTCCATCCAACAATCGAAAGCGTACTCCCAGTTAAGAAGTACACCATCGGCATCTGTTAATATCACATTATTCATAATAATATCTCCTTATTTCATACCATATTATAATCACAAAAATAAGGAAGTGCAACTATTTTTTCCACTCAAACGCATTATCTTTATATTTACCGTCTGCATAAACCCAATGTAAGAAACTTTGAAGATGTTCATCGCTTCGTGTTGGATCTCTCCAATGCCAGCTTCCATTGCTGTTATCTTGTCCCCAGAATAATATAGCATCCCCCATGTTAGTATTAATTGTAGTTATTTCTTCTGGTAAGCAATGCTTCTTATCTTTATCTGAAACATAAAATTTTTCAATTTCAGATCCGGTTTGAAATATATTTAATGTTAGAGATATCTCACAAGAATCTCTATCACGATGAGAGATTAACTCAGTATTTTTTGTATAAACTCTAGAGTAGGTGTATGACGGTAAAACATCTTTTTTTAAAATATTAGACACCACGGGTGTTAATGTATTTAATATTGATATAGACAGCGCGTCATTATATAAACCAAGAGTAAAATTATCATGCGGTATTATATTATCTGGCGGCTTAGAACTCTCTGTCTCATTAATCCAATTTTGTTCTAAATAAAATTCATTAAAGACAGTTAGAGTAATTGGAGAAAAAAGATTAATAAGTTTATAAGCTACAATTTCGTCACGATAATCGTAAACCGGTTCAATATTAATTTTTTCTTCTATCATTTTTTACCTTTAAAAAAGAAGGGGCCGTAGCCCCTTTAGTTAAGCTGCTTCAGCAAACTCTACGGCTTTTTCTAATGCCATATTTTTGCGATCTTTATTGACACCTAACCAGGCAGAGTTTAGTCGAGAATCTTGACTACGGCCAAGCTCATGATCAACAAGGTATGTGACAGAATTAAAAGCTTGCCACCAAGTACCTTTGCCGAATTCGGCTCCTGGCTGAATATCAACTATTTCAAATGCACGGCTAGCATTACGTGAAAGTGTCTTATCAGCATCTTCTTTCTTAGAAAAATTAGGAAAGACAACATTAAGATACTCTTTAAATGACTCATCGTTAAAGCGCTTGCTGGCCAAGAAAGATGCCATTGTCTCATACTGAGCAAGCTTCTTACGAGTAAGACCAATTGCCTCTTTCATTTGTTCAGCGTCAAATACTTTACGATGGTTCTGAGTTGATTTAACATCAGATGCTGAGCCAAGAGCAAATGATAAAGTGTTATTACATACAACTCGAATAGGGGTAGAGCGGACGTGAATGCCGTTTCCGAACGTGTGCGGATTGACGAGGAGGAGATACTGTTCCGTCACATCGTCGTTAAACAAAGCAAACTGATCTTTCATTTTAGCAAGACCCCAGACAACCTGGCCGTCCTTCAATGAACCTGCAGTATGCATTTCCAGTTCATTGCGCTCTACGAACTCCTCAAAGATAGAAAACGCATCAACATTCTGACACGGCTCCCATCCATCGGAGACTGTTGACAGGAATTGTTGATCAGTATCTCTAATCAAAGCAAATTTTCCTGTCGCAATTTCATTATCGCCAATGCGATAAAAGGTAGGCTGCTTACTAACCGTCCAATCAAGACCAGCAGCCGCAATCATCTCATCTACAGTGAGATCATCATTAACTTTAACACCAAGACCATGCCAAGGAACTTCACCAGCATAAGCCATCGTTTCAACCATATGTGCCATAATATAATCCTCCTCAGGATGTTTATTCAACTTACTATATTAATATAGTATCTTCTTGACAAAAAGGCAACTGGTTTATTGCCTTTTTTAAAAGTTTTTTGTCAGCTAACACTAATACATCTAACAAGTCAGCTTTCTCTTTCAAGTAGACTTCAGCAAACTTAGGATCGTGCTCTACAATACTTGTAGTGTTACTTATTAAGTCAGCTACTTTAATAGTTTGAGCAGCTTTTGAAGCTTTAGCTAAATGATCCCGGTCTTTAGCCTTTCTAACAGCTCTGTTACCGTCAGATGGTTTAGATATATCTGTCAACTCATCCACTAACTTTCCTACTACAGGACCAAACTTGTCATGTATATCGTCGCTAGTGAAAGGAGTATCTTCTACAACATCATGTAAGACAGCAGCTATTAACATCTCTTCCGTATGATCTACTGACTTAACAATATCGACAACTTCTAAAGGATGCACAATATAAGGCTCGTTTGTATACTTCCTTACTTGCCCTTTATGAGCCATTGTTGCAAATGATATTGCAGAAGATAAGGTCATTAAACTTTCATTCCTTCGCCTGACAGCATATAGTTAGTAGCAAATTGATCTACTTTAAAGGCTGCATTGATTCCTTTAAGCTGACGCAACGCTTTTTCTTTGGTTTCTTTTTTAGCATGGCTTTGCTCAATAAGTTTAGCCATAGCTTCTTGCTTGGCCAAGAGACTCATAGCCGTCCAAACACTTTCAAGTTCTTTAGTTAGATCTTTCATAACGCCCTCGAATTATCGATTATTATATATAATCGTGTTAGTAGCGCCGCCGGTACCATATACAGTACCCTTACGCAAAAGATCATATACTGCACCAGCACTACGACCATCTTTCATAGAACGAACAGAGTTGATTCTATTCTGAATGCGAACAGCTTCTCGATGCGCATCGCTAATACGACGATCATTGATTACTTGTTGATGAGTAATGACCTGATTAGGTACATGAACTTGTTGATTCTGATTTACATCAGCACCAGAGTTAAGAACCGAGTTCAACAAAATAACAGCTAAAATATCTTTCACAATCTTCTCCTCTTATTGATTGGCTTCGAGTTGATCTGCAAGGTCGTTGAAAGTATTGTACCAATCATTAGGTATTACTTTATCAGCTTCGCCTGCATCCATATGAATATCAGCATCTACAAAGTTCCAGTTAATAGAACCGTCTTCGTTAAGGTTCTCAGGATTACGAACCGCTGCATTAAAGCTAGCAGTAAGTTCTGAAATCGTTGCTACGTTGTTACTCATAATGTATCTCCTCATTTGATACATATATTATAGTCACGAGAAATCAAAAGATCAACTGTTTTTTTCATAAAAAAACCTATTGAAATCAATGAGTTAGAAAAAAAATAAAAAACTCAATAAAATCAATAGGTTATAACTCTATGATATTTAACTAATTTAGTTACGTCTCATCTTAGCGTATGCTTCCGGATCGTCTCCTCGTCCAACTGGGACGAAGTTTGACTTGTGCATTCCTGCGATTCCGATAATATAGTCTCCTGAATAGACTGGGGACTCTTTTCGCGCAGCCGATTCAGGTACGCTGTTCGACGATTCGAAAGAGCTAATCTTTGCCGTAGTACGGTGGTATGAAGCTTTCGGTTCATAAGGAACAAACTCCCGTTTTACTTTTTTAGTTTTACCAGAAACATATCTAACATAATCATCTAACGTCTCAAACTGAGCTGCATGGCAATGAGTCTGTCTCATTCGTTTATTATATTGCCGCCACTCGAGCTCGAACTTGTTCATATCAATTCTTTTCTTAGACTTGCGCTTCTTAGATCCATGAACCACAACGCCTTTAATCATATGCATACTCACGCAGCTTCTCCTTCAAACCAAGCAGGTACATTACCTGACTTCCATTTTGCGATATCTGATTTATACTTATTATAGTAACTTTTGTAAGCAAGTTCAACATCTTTTTGCTTACATTCATCAGGCATTGCTTGAGCGAACTCAGTTATTAAACCGTCTTTTAAGTTGTCAGGAAATCTATGCAGAAAGAATCTAAAGTCAGTATCAGCTTTGTGCTCACGTCCATATCGATTTCGATACTCATCGCACAAACCAATAAAATGATTGAACGTCCATTCGTAGTTGCCTCTTGATTCTCTTAACCAGATATTACATGGATGATTAATATGAGAAGCTTTATACAATAGCTGTTCTCTTTCATCATATAAACGCCATCTTTTTATTCGACGACCATTTTTAGTCAATGCCAAATACATTTCACCGTCGAGCAATCTATGACATGTAGACAGTAACTGAGCGGTTTCAGTCACCATCTTTACCACATGCTTATCACACATCTGAAGAGCCGCATAATACGGGTTCCGATCCAAAACAAATATATTCATAGTTAAAAAGAGTATTGTTTATTCAATTGAATTGTTTGACCGACAGAATAATTTCTATCAGTAACTGATGTAATAGTAGAATTATCTACTTCGATAGTAACTTTATAACCAGCATGTCGTTCTTGAAGCTCGGTCAAGTATTCGGTATAACAACGATTCTCTTGACGATAGCCAACGATATTACTATTGTTGTTTCTTTTCTTAGCAACATCAGCGCCAATAATAGCACCAAGTACAGTGGCCGCATCTCTACCACTTCCACCACCAATCTGATTACCAAGAGCTCCACCAATCACTGCTCCTACGATAGTATCATTAGTAGAATTTCTACCACCATAGATAGGAACATCAACTGTATGGCAACTAGTATGTGGTCGCTCAACACTTACAACTTGTGTTAGAGGTTCTACAGCTACAACAGTACCGGTAACAGACTGTGTAATATTTTGAGCTTGAACGCACCCAGATGTGAAAGTAAATAATAGACAACCAGTAATAATGTTTTTCATAAATTTTCTCCTTTGATATTTCTATTATATGATATAATAATATCAAATGCAACTATATTATTTGTTTCCAGCAACCAGTTCTTTTTATATCTTCATATTGATTTTCAAGTATATCCATACCTAAAGAATATCGAACACCAAACCTATCTCTAACAGGAGAGGTCTTATGCTTAATAAAGGATGGAAATATAGTTAAATCACCCTCAACGTTATCAATGTATATAATTTTACAATCATCAAATACATTAGACGGTGCTTTATATTCAGTAAATGTTTCTATACCACTACATTTTAAAAAATAATTAGCACTTAAACTTGATATGTTTGATAAGTTGTTATGATAGTGATATGAAAGATAGTCTAATCTTTCTACTTTATTACTCCAACATTGAATATATGTTGGTTGAGATTTAAAATTAAAAATTTGTTCTTTATAATGGATTATACATTCGCTAACAAATTGCTGTAAACAATTTATACTTTCATATTCATTAAAGTCAAATATATTATAATTTCTAAAATTATGAGTATTAAGACTCTGTGTATTTGTTTCACCGTCCTGCTCAGCAAAGCTTTCTGGTTTGTTTCTTAAATAAAAAGATTCTATATCATCTACAATATCAACTAATTCATTTTTAAATTTATCGGCGTGTGCAAAGCTATAGCTAACAATAGGCACACTTATATTAATAAAGCAGCTTTCAAACTGCCACCCTATCGGTTTTATATCTTTAATTAGACTAGTCATTTACACAATCAAATCCGCTCATTGCATGTCTTTGACCTACCGGTCTAATACCTATATTAAATGCTATACTAATTCTAGGTTCTTCTTTATTATCGTTTTTCTCCACGCCATGAACAACATCAGGCCAGAAGAAAATAGCTTCACCTTCAGATACATCTATTTTAGTATCATAATTAGTGTTAAATAAATTATTTAAATATGTATATCTCTTTTCTCTAAAATATAACCTACCGCTATTTTCTGGAACCTTAACATAATAAGCCCCAGATAATATTTCTGGTGCATATGGTGGTTTAGTTAAAAGCATTTCATCTGTTTTCTCTACAAATTCAGTATATGTTGCTCTAGAATGATGATGAGGATTATTATTAGTGCCGTAATAATTTAAATTTAACCAGTAGTAAGTATGTAAATCAAACTCGCTTCTAGGATTATTATCATCTACTATTTGCTTAGCACAAGCTATTATTGCATCATCTAAGTGCTGCATCCATTCTAATTTTTTTATATCAATATAATGAGCTTGCCAACCACCTTGATTAGATCGATCCCACCCCATAGTGTAGTGATATGTGCTGAGATTAATTATATCTTCAGAAGCATACTTGTTTATCTCTGCACTATTTTCTAATTTATACTTAATATATCTGTCAGTAACTTTCAACATCTATACGCCTATCTTCTTTTTGGAGCTCTGTTATTCTGTGCATTATAGAATTTACAACTTTATTATGCTCTCCATTATGATTTTGATCAATTAAATTCGCATATTCAATTAATAATAAATCGTGTTGTTTTTCTTCTTCTATACTTCTATAGCTCTCTGGTGTTCTATCTAACGTGCAAAAAGTAAATGCTAACTCTTCAGCAGCTGGGCCAATTATAGATTTTATATTATCTCTCTCTTTTATATCTACAGCATTATTATTATATGTTGCAGAGCCGTATATAGAATGACATAATCCTGCTAATCTAACATATCTAGGCGCGCCTATTTTTTTTAAAATAGTATAAGTACCAACAAGATGATCAAATAAACTTTGATTGTAATGAGGTAAAGCTTTAGTTATTTTTTTTACCTGGTCTATTATAAAATTATCGTCTGGTTGAAAATTAATATTTAAAACAAAACGATATGTATGGTCTACCGGTCGAGTGCTAGCATGATCAATCAGACCATTAAAAATTATATATTTGCCTTTTTGTGGAGATGACCTATTAATAATATTATCGCCGTCATATAACAATGTATCACCATCACTATCATTTAGATATAAAATCATAGCATTGTGATCAAAGTCTTGATCAATATGTTTATTATTATAGGTTATATGATTTGAATCTTTTAACAAGCAGTTTAATTTTATTCTAAAGATGTCCTCTACTCTATAATCAGGTATAGACATAACAACATCTTTTACAGCTTGTAAAACTTCATCTGATGTGACAACACCTTCTTCTTTAATAATAGGGTGTACTAACCCCGGGCCGTCTTCTTCCCGCCCTGTTATATTCTTAACAAGCTTCCATGGAAAATCATTATCATTAATTATATCACATAAACGG